CACGGCGGACCTGCTCCTGCCGCAAGGCGTGGACATGGCCTCCCGCAAGGTGCACAACGGCATCTCGATGCGGATCGTGCGCCAGTACGACATCAACAACGACCGGATGCCCTGCCGGATTGACGTCCTGTACGGGTACAGCGTCATCCGCCCGCAGATGGGCTGCCGGATCTGGGGGTGATGCCATGCCGAACACCAAAGCAATTGGTGTGGCATTCGAGGACCCTGAACTCGACGGTGCAATCATCGGCAAGTCCGGTGGCACCGCCGGGTTCTACGGAACCGCGCCTGTCGCACGTCGCGCCGCTGCCTCGCAAGCCACCTCGCTTGTGGGCACGGCATCCTCGACCGCAGTGGACACCAACCTCAAGGCCGCTGTGATCGAGATTATGAACACGCTGCAGGCCATCGGCCTGTGGAAGGGTGCCGCGTAAGCGGCAGAAAGGAACATCATGTCCAACGCATCTTTCGAAGCGCCGAAGATCGGTGACGGCGAGCAAATCGGTGACGGCAACGTCGACGAACGCCTGAACGTAGGCCGCTCTGGCCAACCCGTTCTGGTGCAGGGCTCGACCTCGGGCAACCTCGGCTTCTACGGCACGGCCCCTGTGGCCCGCCGCGCCGCCGCGGCCCAGGCGACCTCGCTGGTCGGCACCGCCAGTTCCACGGCGGTTGACACCAACATGAAGGCCGCGCTGATCGAGGTGATGAACACCTTGTCGGGCCTGGGCCTGTGGAAGGGCGCTGCCTGAGCACTGCTCCGACGGCATTGCACGTGGGCTGCGGGGCCGATCCCGCGCCTGCGTGGCTTGCGGGCTATGACGAGGTTCGATTAGACATCGACGCCTCTCATAGCCCGCACATCGTTGCCAGCATGACATGCCTTGGCGACATCGGTCAATACGACATGGTGTACTGCAGCCACGCGCTGGAGCACCTGCTGCCGCACGAAGTACAGACTGCGCTGGGCGAGTTCAAGCGCGTGCTGAAGCCCAACGGCGGCGTCGTGATCATGGTTCCCGACTTGGAAGACGTGCCGTGCGACGACGCGGTGCTGTACGAGTCGCCTGCAGGCCCGATACGCGGCGCAGACCTGTACTACGGCTTTCGCTCAGAGCTTGAGTGCAACCCGTACATGGCGCACAAGACGGGCTTCGTTGCCACCACACTGCAGGCAGAGCTTGAGGCTGCGGGCTTCCGCAGCGTTACCACCAAGCGTCTGGACTGCTACAACCTCATGGGCGCCGGCTTGAAGTGAAAGTCGTCTTCTGCACCCCCACCTACACGCGCCCGCACCCCGCCTACGTGAAGGCGCTGGAGGAAAGCATCCCCGCGCTGGACGCTGCCGGCATTGAGCACCAGGTGGTGTTTGAGGTCGGGTGTCCGTACATCAGCGCCGCCAGGGCCACGCTGACGCGCAAGGCGCTGGACGCGGGCGCTGACGTTGTGGTGTACATTGACCATGATGTGTCGTGGCGGCCGCAGGACATAGTCAAGCTCATCCAGACCGATGGCGATGTCGTGTCGGGCACGTATCGCTTCAAGAAGGACGAGGAGGATTACATGGGCGCGCTGTTCACCGACGCTGCGGGGTATCCGCAGTTGCGGTCCAGCGACGGCGCCATGCGCGCCCACTGCATTCCTGCGGGGTTTCTGAAGATCACCCGCGATGGCATCCGCAGGTTCATGCGGGCATACCCGAAACTGCTGTACGGGCACCCTGATTGCTACACGGTCGATCTGTTCAACCACGGCGCCCACGAAGGCGTGTGGTATGGCGAGGACTATGCGTTCAGCCGCAACTGGCTTGCGTTGGGCGGCGACATCTGGCTGGTGCCAGACTTGCAGCTGGATCACCACAGCGCGGATCAGGTGTACCCGGGCAACTTCCACATTTACATGCGCAAGCAGCCCGGAGGCGACCTGTGCCCGTCATCTACCTGAGACACGAAGTTCACGGCACCAAGATCGCCACGATGGATCTGGAGGCCGAGCATGACGAACAAAACGGGTGGGAGAGGTATACTCCGGGGCAAGATACGCCACCTGTTGCCGTCAATGATCTGATCGTGCGCAGGCGGCGACGGGAGTCTGCCGATGTCCACCACAGCCGGTGACCAGATCAACGCAGCACTGCGGCTGATCGGCCAGCTTGCCGAGGGCGAAACGCCCTCCGCCGCCACCTCGCAGGACGCGCTGGCGGCTCTGAACCAGATGCTCGACTCATGGAGCACTGAGCGCCTGGCCGTGTACTCCACGCAGGATCAGGTGTTCACTTGGCCCGCAAACGACGCCATCCGCACACTGGGGCCGACCGGAGATTTCGTTGGCACGCGGCCGGTGCAACTGGACACCTCGTCGTACTTCCGCGACACCGAAAGCGGCGTGTCGTTCGGGGTGTATTTCATCAACCAGGACCAGTACAACAACATCGCGTTGAAGACGGTGACGTCCACCTACCCGCAGATGATGTGGGTGAACAACACGCACCCCGACATCACCATGGCGCTGTACCCGGTGCCTACCAAGCCGCTGGAATGGCATTTGGTCAGCGTGCAGGAACTGGCGCAGCCCGCGTTGCTGAACACCACGCTCGCGTTTCCCCCGGGCTATTTGCGGTGCTTCAAGTACAACCTTGCGTGCGAAATTGCTGCCGAGTTTGGCGTTGAGGCCCCGCCCACGGTGCAGCGCATCGCCATGACCTCGAAGCGCAACCTCAAGCGCATCAACAACCCCGATGACCTGTTGGCCATGCCGTACAACATCATGGGTCGGCGCAATCAACGGTTCAATATCTTCACGGGGAATTACTGATCGTGAAGACTCCCATCCTCGGAGGAGCCTACGTTGCCCGCAGCGTCAATGCTGCGGCCAACCGTATGGTCAACCTCTACCCAGAGGTGGTGCCCGAGGGCGGCAAAGAACCCGCGTTTCTGCAGCGGTGCCCGGGGTTGCAGCAACTCACGGGCGTTTCGCAGATTGCTAGCAGTGCAGGACCAATTCGAGGTCTGCATACGTTCAACAACACGCTGTACATCGTTTCTGGCAACACGCTGTACAAGGTTAAAAATGACTGGATCTACGATCCAATTGGAACCATTGATGGGCTAAATCCTGTCAGCATGGCGGACAACGGAGTCCAGCTATTTGTTGCCGCAACAACCTTTTCTTACATCTACAACTCAATAACCGATGTATTTGCGCAAATCACGGACCCCGATTTTCCAGGGGCTGTGAGCGTCGGTTATTTGGACGGGTATTTCGTGTTTAACGAGCCCGCCAGCCAGCGCGTGTGGGTGACTTCTCTGCTGGACGGGACCAGCGTAGATCCGCTGGACTTTGCAAGTGCTGAAGGCAACCCAGACAACATTGTTGCGCTGCTTGTAGACCACCGCGAAGTGTGGCTGTTTGGAACCACCAGCATAGAAGTTTGGTACAACGCCGGATTGGCCGACTTTCCGTTGGCGCGCATTGAAGGCGCGTTTATGGAAACCGGCTGCCTTGCGCCGTACAGCGTTGCCAAACTGGACAATACCGTTTTCTGGCTGGGTTCTGATGCTCGCGGCAACGGCATCGTGTACCGCAATCAGGGCTACAACGCTCAGCGCGTCAGCACGCACGCTGTGGAATGGCAGCTTCAGCAGTACAGCAATCTTTCCGACGCAATAGCTTATACATATCAACAAGACGGCCATGCGTTCTATGTGCTGTCCTTTCCTGGCGCAAATCAAACGTGGTGCTTTGATGTTTCCACTGGTCTGTGGCACGAACGAGCTGGTTGGGACGGCGTGAACTTCACCCGCCATCGGTCGCAATGTCAGGTCAACTTTGACAACAAGATTATCGTTGGCGACTGGCAAGGCCCAAAGTTGTACGTCATGGACACTGATGTGTATGACGATGACGGCGATGTGCAGCGCTGGCTGCGTTCATGGCGAGCGTTGCCAACGGGGCAAAACACGCTCAAGCGCACGGCGCATCACGCTTTGCAACTTGATTGCGAGTCTGGCGTTGGCCTCAATTCTGGCCAAGGTAGCGACCCACGCGTCATGCTTCGCTGGTCCGACGATGGCGGCCACACTTGGAGCAACGAGCACTGGGCCAACATGGGCAAGCTCGGCGAGTACGGCAAGCGCGTAATCTGGCGGCGGCTCGGCATGACCACCAAGCTGCGGGATCGCGTGTACGAGATCAGCGGCAGTGATCCGGTGAAGATTGCCATCATGGGGGCGGAACTGTCCGCCACCCCGACGAGCGCCTAACGTGGAACTTGCACCGCGCGTACCGTCGCAGCGCGACCCGCTGGTGGATCAGGGGGCGCTGACCACTCGCGCGTGGTTTCGGTTCTTCCAACTGCTGCAGAGCGCCACGGAAAACGCCGCGCT